ATGACAAACACAGCACTCGAAAAGTTCAGAAAAGCGCAGGATCGTGAAAACCTTTTTCAGCTCATCTTCAAGCTGAACGAGATCGACACTCTCATTGTGCAAGCCCAAGACATTACAGCAAAACTAGAAAAAGCAATCGAACCTGAGGTTGCGCAATCAACCCGCAACATGCTTGTATCGCTAAAGCTTCACAATGCGCGTGTAGACTTCGGCTGGCTAGTAGAGTCAATCAGCGACCTAATAGCAAGGCGAGAAGAAGCCTTTGACCAAGCCCGCAACTAGCGTGCGATAAGCATAAAAAAGCAGCCCCGCTGGGAATAAACCCGGCGGGGCAACACGCATCACTAGAAAGGAAACCATATGACAAGCGCAGAACTAAGAACGATCCTCCAGATTATCGGCATCTCAGGGCTAGAATTTGCTGACCTTATCGAGGTTAACCCCCGTACCGTCCGCCGCTGGCTCAGCGAGCAAGCGCCCCCCGCGTTCGCGCAGGAGAAGGCTCAAGCCTACCTAGACACCTTTATCGACCGGCAACGCGAGATCATCGACGCGCTCGACTCGCAGGCCGAGAGTCTCGGAGAGCCGCAAGCAGTCACACTGTACCGGTACAGGAGCGAAGAATCAGCGCGGCGCGCAGGCATCGATATGCCGTACTCGATTCATTGCGCACTGATCGGCTTCGTTTACGCTTCGCTGATCGCCGAAGGGTACGAGGTGGAGGTTGATTATTACGCGGAGGATATCGCGCAATAACAGGCGACACGCCGTAAGGGCGTGCCCAACTTGCACCCATGCCCTATATTAGGGCATAATAGTTCTAGAGGGCGGGCACAAGGCAAGCCCCGGAGGCAAGAAAGGCCACAAAAAAATGACAAACACCACCTTTGAAAACTACACCGGCACCGGCGCCGAATTCGGATGGGTAAGCCCAATCAAACAGGCAAACCTGGACAACGGCGGCGAACTTTACATCTTCATCGACACCAAAGACGGCTGGATAGAAGCAGAGCTGATCTACCGCGACCCAAACAACAAACTCTGGTCAAGCAACGACCAGCACGGCGCAAACAGGATCGCGGACGTATTCCCACGCGAATACTGGTACGCCGGACTCGAACAGCACGAAGCATACGCTGAAGCAATCCACGCATACTTCGAGGAGGAAAACATCGACGAATACAGCATGGAAAACTACAGTCAGATCAAGCACGACATCGCAGAGTACTGCGGAGACTACGCCGACGATTACGACCTCGACCAGGTGGTAGCAGACATCACCATCCAGTACTACACCGCCTCACCGTGGCGCTCATACCCCAAGATCGTAACCATGAACGACCTGCTGGACGACGCACTGCAAGCAAACGAAATCAACTAGCAGACACAAAAGAATTGCCCCGCCAGGAACAAAACCCGGCGGGGCATTTCTTTACTACAGGCTACTTCTCACCCAGACGCACCTTGCGCGCATCAAGCTCCAGCTTACGCGCATGAGACTCGCTAATCTTCGCAAAACTACCAGTCCCGAAAGTCGCAGCGACAGGGCTGTTATAACCGCCATCATTCGCCTCATACTCGTGGAAGAACCCACTTACGGGATTCACAATAACGTTAATAGTTTTGCCGTTGCTCAGATAATAGAATCCGGCTGTTTTCATTTCGTCCTCATCTTCCTCAACAATATTAGAAACAGCAGCAGGCTTGCTGCCAGCTCTACCAGACCGCAGCGCCTCAGCACGCGCCGCAACCTCACCCAGGCGCGAATACAAAAATCCGCCCGGACACTCAGTCGGATAATGATCCCGATGCCCACTCAAGCGGGAGCGGGTGACCGCCCCCCATCGATAACGAGCAGCGAGATCAGCCACCAATGCACACAGAGTATTAAACGCAGCATCCGAGACACGCCACTCAGGCGCACCCGAGCTGTTCTGCACCTCAACCGTAATATTGCGCTGATCCGCCGCCTGATTGCCACTAGTCCACGCCCTATACTCCTCCGGCACCTGCACCTTTAATACGCCGTCACCATAAATCACATAATTCGTAGACACCTGCACATGCGGCTGCGCTAACCGAGCATCGCCACCAGAAGTTCCGCCCCAATGGTGAACAATCAACCCCTGCGGGGTATGCCCAGCACGAGTCGAAAACTTGTTATGATGCGGGATCGACCCCCGCGAAAGCGTTGAAACAGCCACCGGTCACTCACCGTCCCCGTTCTCACGCGCCCGCCGCGCCCGATACCCGCTGCTGTCAGTGTTCACGCGCGCGAGCGCCCCAAAAAAGGGAGCAACAGCGACCAGCACAGCGTTCGCTACCGCCGCTACCGGGTGAGCACCCAAACCGAGCACCGCAAGCGCCGCATTCACAGCAGTCATCACCACCGTCGCCACAATAAACACACCATACAAGGCCTCACGCACCAGCGGATTGCGCACTACGCGCCCAAACTCGTCAGCATTAACCTCAGACATAATCTATCCCTTCAAATACCCAGGACGAGGCGGTGGAGCATGCCGCTGTCCCGTCTCAATCCACTCATACACTTTCCGCAAATCACGCAACAGCAACCGCTCACGAGCCTCAGCTTCCGAAACCCGCGACCCCATAGCATTAAGCTTCGCCTCCAGCTCGTCCACACGCTCATCCATCCGGTCAGCATAGTCACGCCACCTGTCAGAAATAATCGCCGCCGCCTCAGCCTCAGCCTTCCGCCGATCCGCCGCCCGCGACGTATGCGCAACCCAGACAGACCCACCAGCAGTAATACCAGCAGCCGCCACACCACCAAGAAAAGTTAAAACCTCGTGCATGTGTCCACCTTCCCCGTAGACGGCGGCACATCCACCACCGACGCAGCAACCACCGTCAACCCCGCCGCCGACAACAACGGGATCGCCGACGCAAGCGCATGCGGATTCACACCAACCGCGAAAGCGCCAACAAAAATCAGCCCCTGTAAACAGAACGTGAAAAACGTGGCACTAAACGCGGCCTGCACAGAGCGCCGCGCCCCAAAAAACGCAACCAACACACAAAAAACACCAACCGCAAGATACAAAACGCTGAAATGCTCCGGCTCAAACGGCAAATACGAAAACGAAGCCCGCCGCCCCTGAGAAATCCTTGCAGGCTCCCACAACACAACCCCCTGCGCTATCTGCCACACACCAAGAATCAGTAAAAACAGCGACCGCTTAGACAACCTCACCAGAATCACCCCCCCCCGCCGCGCTCTCCAGCAATGCCGCAACCGCAGACCTAATCATGCCGTCATCAACAGCAATCGAGGCATCCCAATACTCGTCAGCATCACTAGGCCGGACAGCGGCCGCGTAAGCGTCAGCCCAGCCAGGCCAGCACGCAAGCGTCCACCGGTGCCGATAAGCCCACTCCTCAGGATGCTCAACCCCTTTTTCGGCTGCGCACGCAGTCACGCGCGCCCGGAGCTGACCACTCTCAGACAGAAAATACTTGTCCATGTACGACATCAAACAACCCCCCCCCTTTACAGGTCGCCGATAAAACTGAAAGTGATAGGGATCACCCAGCCCGCGTTGCCGTCAAGAGTCGTATAATCACCGGTCGCGATAACACCGTTTGTGGTCGTCAAATACAACTCGCCGAAAGCACGGCTACCATTCGTATGCAGGGCACAAAACGCGCCCACGAAAGCGTCCTTAGCGCGGGCAGTGATCCGAGACTTCACAGCAGGCGGTAATGTCGCAAACGAAGTCAGAGCGCCGCCCGCATTCCGACGAACAGCCCCCTCCACATACAGAACACCGTCCACAAACCGCGCTCGCGGAATATGATTAGCGACACCAGTCCACCCAGACGACAAAATCAAATTATGCCAGCCAGTATCCACCTTCACAGGCGGACGAGGCACAGCCGCCACAACCCGATCCACATACGATTTATTCGCCGCATCAGTCGACGACGACGGCTCCGCCACACCCGGCAAACGGCCGCCACTACCACGCAAAGGAATCGTGCCCGAAGTTGTACCCGTCGAAGTCGGCAACTGCGAGCTATTAACCTTCCCGCCCGACAAATCCGCTTTAGAATTCAAACGCGACTCAATCGCACTAAACCGCTGATTCACCGTCACCGGATCAATCGCAGTCGCAACCCCTTCAGCCTTAGACGCAGCAGCCTGCGCCCTCGACGCAGCAGCATTAGCCGTATTCGCCGACGACGCAGCCGCCGACTGCGCAGCCTGAGCCTGATTCCGCAACTGCGTCAAAGCCGGGGTCACGTCACCTGTCGCGCCCGGAATGCCAACCGTCACCTTATCCACAATAATCACAGTAACCCCTACATTTTTACAGAGCGAGAGCAAAAGCACCCTCAGCAATCCTCACCGTCTCACCACCAGAACCCCAATCCAGCAGCCACACACCAGCCTTCCGGTCAGCCCACGCTGCCGCCGACAAGTCAGCTTTCGACACCACACATGAAGCGAGACCGTCAACGCCACCCTCAACCGTTTTAGACAGCCACTCGACACCAGCCGCCGACATCAGACGCAGCGTACAAACACCTGTCGTCAGATTTTTAGGCGAAAACGTCACCCCGTCAGTGGATTGCTCCCACCGGCACCCCCAATGATTATCGGCACCGCGCCGCAGCACAATATCCTGATACCCGACAGCCTCAGACAAAACAGCCATTATCAACCCCTCACCTTTAGACCGTAGAAAAACCGGCCATAACCGACAGCGCCGCCGTATTACTGCTCGGATACGCATTAAAACGAGTACCCTTCAGCTGCAACTCAACCGCAACATTCCCAGCCAACGGCGCAATCTCGCGCACAAACGCAAGCTGCGCATTAGATCCATACGTGCGAGCAAAAAGCGAAATCGAGCCACGCACAGGCTCGCCCGCAACACCATTAATCAACAATCGCGCCTCAACCTCAGACTCCAAGCCAGCCGCAACACCATGCGCAATCACCGTCGCATTCGCCACCGCCTGCACAACCACACGAGACTTATTAGGCGGAGTAACAATCTGCGTCGAAGCGACGCTCTTCCACACATTCGCGTCCGTCACCGAGAAATTCGTCTCATTCACCTGCGCACCAACATTCGACGGCAAACGAGCCACAAAATCCGCCAACGAATTAACCTGCTCCTGCAACTTACGTACCGCCTGGAAAGTCTCAGTCCCGGTCGCAGTCACCGCTTCACGCGCAGCCCGCGCAGCATCTTCACGCCGCCGCCGCTCCACCGCAAACGGATCATTCGTCCCCAAATTATAGCCCACAGGTTACCCCCTAACGCGTGCCTCACACGTCAACCACTCACCCTCATCACCAGCAACAGACACAATCTTCAAAGGCAGCACCGTTTCACCAAAAAACCAGTCATTCACGTGCAAATTCGCCCAATCACCAGCACGCACCCGCCGATCAGTCGACACCTTAACCGCAATCGAATCCTGACCAGCACCACCACGCACAATCGCCTCACGACAATGCCCCAACAAAGTATCAAGCTCAGACACGCTCGAATGCTCAGACAAAGCCGACTGCAACAGCGGATACCAGCCCTCAGTGCTTCGCATCGCCCGCGCTACCAACACCAGATCGTCCTTCTTCCCACCAGACGCATACACTTGGTTACTGATCGCATCCCCGTCAGTATCAATACTTGACACAATCACGTGACTATCCGGCCGCCGAGTATCCCACTCATGCACCCGATCAACCAGCTCCCGCGCCGCTTCCATACGGAACCGCAGAAACCCCTCACCCGTCAAATACGGAGTAAACCTGATCTCCGGTGCGTTAATCACCCCAGTGAGGTCTTTCAACCGGTCAGACACCGTCGCAAAATCAAACCCGTCATAATTACGGACATTAAACCCAGGCTCTTTCGCCGGCAAATCAAACGGCAAATAACCCCATTTAAGAGCTTCCTCCACCAGATCACGCGCAATCGACGCAAGCGACCCCGACAACGACAGCAGCCAGCCAGCAGCAGGCGAATGCTCATCCAAACGCACCTCGCCATCACGCCATGCAGCAGCAAGATCATGATTCAACACAAGCCGCTTCTCAAACCACGACCAGCCGCCGCCGCAATCGAGCTTCAGCACACCCGTCGCCATATCAAAATTGAAATGCTTCAACGCGCCCGCAAACAACACGTCCTGGCCACGAACCACCGCAACATTCACCCGCCACGGCACAAGATATCTTCGCAACTCCAGCCGCGCCGCCTCTCTCGACCCCTTCACCGTCACCTGCAAACGGCCAGCCGAATTAAGCTCCTCAGTCCAAGACCAAGACGAAGCAGGCAACCGCAACAGCATAGTGCCCTGCGCCGCATCATACACGCGAACCGTTGTCACATCCATGCTGGAGACACCTCAACCTCAAAAATATCGACCCCCGCCATAGACACCGAGACAGTGCCGGGGTCGAGCCGAATCACATCATCACGCTGCAACAGTCCAAAAGAGCACCAGCCGGTGCGACAATCAACCTGCACAAGCTCCTCAACAGCACCATAATCACCAGTCCACACAATGCGCTTATTGCCGACGCTGATCGTCACTTCATCATCATTCGGCTGAAACTTGATCACCGGATATATCGGCTCAGCGCCCTCATTCCGAACATCAAGACGAGACAAAGCAGTAGCAAACCGAACCGGATCACCATACTTCAACGGGTCAGGACACGACACCTGCAACTTAAACGCAAACGCGACCCGCGACAATTGCCTAAACTGCGGCTCCGCCGAAACAAAACCCGAACACGACAACACACCCACCGCATCATCAACAACAACACGCACAACACCGGCACGACACAACGCAGCAAGGCGACGCTTAGCCGCCGCAACCGACACCGTCGACTCGCCCCGATATGCACCACCAACCTCAACAACCCGGTTCTCGCTCGCCCGCATAAGTGGACTGAACGCGCCGTCAAAACCCGGCTGCTCAATAAGCTCATACCGGGGAGCTGGCGGCTCAAACCAGCCACCCAAACCCCCCGCCGTGAGCGCCCAAACGTCAGGAGCTTCGAGCATGCCAACCGTCTCATGATTCCCCGACAAATGAATAACGTCATTCGCAGACACAAGACTCACACGCACTGTTTACCTCCCGATAATCTCAAGCACCTTCTTCGCGACAGCCTCAGGATCATTCGAATACAGATTCACCGTCACCGTGCCACCGTCACCAGAACCAAACCGCCCAGCAGCTGCTGTACGGCCCGGCCGCGCCGACACATTCACACGCGAATCAAACTCCGGCAACAACTCCGCCGCCGCAACAGCAGTCGCCGCCAAATCACCAGCAGCACCAGCAACAGCGCCCTCCATCTGGTTAATACCCGACACAAAACCACGCCCGAGATCATTACCGATTCCCATGAACACACGCGAAGGCGACTTAATACCCAGCAGGCTCTTAGCCCACCCGATCGCACCATTCACGATATTGCCGATAGCGTCAAATACTTTCGTGCCAGCCGACGCAATACCACGCACCAGGCCACCAATAAGGTCAATACCAGCACGCACCAGCTGCGGAATCGCATTAATCAGCGCCGTCAAGATTTGCGGAATCATGCCAATCACAGCCTGAATAATGCGAGGAATCGCACGAATCAGACCAGTCACGATACCCAAAAACAAGGTAATCGCGCCGTCAATCAGCTGCGGCAGCGCCGACACAAGAGCAGTAATCAGACGCGGAACCGCGTCAATCACCGCAACAATAATCTTCGGGATCGCCTGCCCCAAACCGTCAATCAGACCAAGGAACAACTGCACTGCGCCGTCAACCAGCACAGGGATCGCGGACACCAACGCTTCAATAATCACCGGCACAGCAGCGATAACCGCGTCAAGGATCGGAGGAATCGCCGCCGCAAGAGAATCCAAAATACCCATAAACAGAGGTATCACGCCCTCCACCAGCACAGGAATCATGGACACAAGCGACGTGATCAGCGCCGGAATTAGCCCGACCACGGCAGTGATCAACTGCGGAATCGCCTGACCCAACGCCGTCACCAATCCCATAAACAGCTGCAAAGCGCCATTCACCAAAGTCGGAATATTCGCGATCAGATTCGTGATCAGCTGCGGCACCAGAGTCACAACGAGATTAATCACCGTATCCAGCAGGCCAGAAACCATCGGCACAATCGACGTCACCAACCCAGTAATAACCGTAGCGAAAGCTGACGGGTCAAGACCCAGAAAAGCGACAACCCCGCCCGCTGCGATCCACGGCGCAAACCCAGCCAACAAGCCGCCGCCGAGACTACTGAAAAGAGACCCAACGACCGGGAGACTGCTCAACAGGTTAGCGAGCAGGGGAGCAGCAGCCGCCGCCGTAATCCCCAACAGCGGCGCAAACTGCTGCACCTTCGCTACAACACCATCAAGCAGCGAGTTACCCTCAGCAGACCCAGACGAAATCAAATCCTTCAACGCAGTAACCTTCGCAGTGAAAGCGTCCAAGACCGCGACCCCCGCCGCCGCGCCATCCAGCCCAAGAGCTGCCTTAATCGGCTGCACCAGAGTCGTCGCCAACTGCACAACCGCCTTCACCGCATTCGCTCCAGCCTTCACCAACGGAAACTCACCAGCGATCAGTTCAGCACCGAAAATATTGAAAGCCGAACGCATATTAGTGAGCGCAGCCCCCGTCGTATTACCCATCTCAGTCGCCATTTGGCTAAGCGACGTACCCAGAGTATTGATCAGAATATCTGAGGTGATTTTACCCTCAGCAGCCATATCCTTAATCTCCGACGCAGGCACCCCAAGCGCTTCACCCAGCAGAGTGAAAATCGGAATACCGCGCTTAGCAAACTGCGTCAGATCAGCAGAATACGCTTTACCGCCCGCAACAATATCGCCAAACAGTAACGCGATCTCGCCCAACGGTCGGCCAGTAGCCGCCGCCGTATTCTTCAACGTCTCCATATAGCCGACAAGCTGCTCACCCGGTTTAATGCCAGCCGCCAAAGCAGCAGACGCAGCAGCAGCCATATCAGACGACGCAAACGCCGTCCCCTGTACAGACGCTTTAACCGCCTGCATCGCCTGCTCAACAACACCAGCCTCAATGCCGAGACCACGCATCTTCGCCTGCGCATCTTCCAGCGACGACAATCGCGCAAAACCGCCCGCAACACTCGCAGCCAAAGCACCAGTAATACCCGCCGCAATCGCAGCACCCACCGGCTTAAAAACAGCAATCATATTCGACGCAGCAGACGAAGCAAGTCGCGCCGCGCCCGTAAACCCAGACCCGATACCAGACAGCACCGACTGGCCAGCCGACAACGCCGACCGGCCAATCGAGCCAGCCGCCGACGACGCAGCAGACCCAAGCGCCGCAAGCCCAGACCCAACAGACTGCACCGCCGACAAAGTGCCAGTATAAGCGCGACCAATAAACGGCACTCTCGCGACCGTGCTATTCACACTCGACAACACGCCCGCAGTCACCGACTGCACCGAGCGACCAAATCCAGTCACGCCCGACAAACTCGCAGCCAAATGCTTACGCACATTCGCAGACAAACCAGCAGTAGCGCCAGAAACACCAGCCACCGCCCGCGTAACTCCCGGAATACGCGAAACCAGCGGCGCAATATCACGCCGCAACTGCGCAAACACCGACACCCGCGACCCCGCCGCAGACTGAACCCGATTCAGCTCAGCCTGCGCACGAGACAGCCGCTCAGTCGCCGCCCTCACCTGATCAGACGCAGCCGCCAACCCCGCGCCAGCCTTCACAGACCTCGCAGCAGCAGAATCAGCAGCACGCCGCGCCGCCGCCACCCGCTCCTCAGCCCGCACAACCTGCACAGAACCAGCAGCAAACCGCGACCGCGCATCAGCAAGCGCAGCCTCAGCAACACGCACCCGACCAGCAGCATTAGCCTCAGCAACACGCGCCTTAGCCACAGCCTCAGCAGCCCTCACCTGCCCCGCCTGAGCCTTAACGACATCCTGCGAAGCAGCCTCAACCGCCTTCTTCACACCAGCAAGATCAACACGCTTAGCCGCGCCCGCAACACCAGCCGCAAAATTACGGCCAGCCGCAACACCAGCAGCAGCAAACCCCGAAGCTGCGCCCTTACCGCCAGCAACACCAGCAGCCCGCGCCTCAGAAACAACCTTCGCCCGGAAACCCTTAAAAGACGGCACAATTGCCAAATGGCCGGAACCAAGCTCATACCTGCCCATAAAAGCCCCCAATCATCAAGATGCCGTCAATCCTTTATCGCCGACACCTTATTCAGCGTCTCCATCGCTTTCTCAAACTCGGCACGTGAAACAACCTCCGCCGGTTTCACACTCTCATCCCACGGGAAAACTACCGGCGGATCACCCTCATTACCGAGCGCCCGCCACACAGTCGCCACCAGCAAAGCCGAATTAATGCCCTCATACGAGACAACAAACCCGAACCCAGCAACCGCAGCAAATGTGTGACTGCTCCAATCCGAAGCAAACCCCGCATACAGCGACACCGCGAGACCCCAAGACACCGTGTCACCAATATCATCAATCCGGATACGCGCGCGCACCCAAAAGTCATACTCCAGCGCCCTACGATGCGCAGCAAGCGCGTCGCAGAGCTGAATTATTCCCCCAGAGCCGCCCCGTACTTTTCACGCATGCGGATAAAGTACTCAGAAATGAACTGACTACTGGCCTCCAGCTCCAAATCAAGCCACTTATCACGCATCTCATCACTCATTCGCGCAGCCTCAACCAGAGCAATAAAAGCCTGCTCATCCGGCACATCATTATCCTCAATTTTGCGCAGCTCACGCAAAACCCTCAGCGAGAAAAACATCGGCAGCTCATACAGCTCGCCCCCATGCTCAAAAACAAGCTTATTATCGTCCTCGCGGCCACGATACTCGCCGAACCGTTCCTCAAACTCGCGGCGCATCGCCTCAATATCATTCACGTCAATCCGCTCAATCTTGTCACTCATAATTGAATACCTCTTATCGTCAACCCGTTACCAAAAGAAAAAAAGGGGGCAGCCCGCAAGGCCACCCCCTCCCAAAAAAGCAGCCGCTACTCAGCAGGCTGAATCAGCCACTCACCGAAATGCTTACCACCAACAGCCTGCGAAGTCGCAAGCGTAAAAGTCACCTCATAGCCGCGTACACTGCCACGCTCAGGCTTATCTTCCTTCACCGAAGTGATCTGCACATTCGGTGCAACACGCCGCTCCACGACACCGTTCTTGTACACATTCTCGGTGTACAAGACATAACGGGTCGCATGCCCGGCCGCATCATACTCGATATACCCGTTCGAGTCCGGTTTCTTACCAGCAATCAGCTCACGCACCAGATCACTCGTCTCAGCAAGTTTCATCACCACAGTAGCTTTACCCTTGCCAGAAGGAATCTGGTATCCGTCCTCATAAAACTCGATCGGATCACCGTCAGCTTCAAGCGTATACTCAGGAGCGCCGTCCGTAGTCCTCAAACCCAGCGTCTTAAAAGCTTGATCCAGCTCCAGCGCAGGCGCTTTACCCTGCTCAGGAGTCGGAATCCGTGTACCGAAAGGCGCAATAGCGGCCTTACCAGTCACCGGCACACCAACCCGTGCGAGAGTATTCCCCGCCGCGTCCGCGTCGAATCTACCCATTTTCAACCTCCAAAAAATTACGGCACCAGCGTGCCAACAACAACTAAATCAAACAGTGAAAACCAGCGCGCCCGCAACTGCTCATCAACAACCGACATCGCCCCCCGCGATGCAGTCACCGCCGCAACCGGGTTGCCATCAGCCACCCTCGCACAATCACGCACAATCGCATGAACCATCCGTGCAAGCTTCACACAATCATCCGGAAACTCCGGTGTGCCAGCAACATAATTCACACGCACAGACACATCCGACAAATGCAAGTCAGCGTCAGACACAGTCGACACCGCAACCGTCACCAGCTTGTCCGGATAATCCCGCGCCGCAACATCAGGCTCGATAGCAGCAACCTCAACATCATGAAAAAACGGGTCAGGCAACCGCCGCAACTCAGCCCGAATGAAATCGCACAAAAATTTGACAACATCAGCCTGCAAAATACGCATTACTTACCGCCCCGCTGAAACGCAAGCGCCTTCTGAGCCACACCAGAGCGTGCCTCAACTAGCGTCGACTTGCCGTCCTCAAACTCGACACGACCAACCCAACGCCGCTTGCTCTTACGCGGCTTAGCTTTAATCCCATCACGATAAGCACCAGTATCCACCGGTGCAATCGCGCGAGCCGCCGCAGCCACGCCCTCAGCCTCAGCCATAACCGCCTGCCGCATAGCACCAGACAGGCCAACCTGCCGGAAAAAGTCATCACTCAACCGAACTTCGGGCTTCGACACACGATCACCCCGTAACCTCATCAAGCGGCATCTCGCGCACCGGCTGCCAGCCAGTAAACGGATTCACGTCAGCGACCGGGGCGACCCTCACCTCAAAGTCAGGCAACCGGCCACCAGGCGCGACAGAAATCCCGTCACCCTTCACAACATCCGCTGCCGGATTATCCAAAAACAGCGACTTCTCCGTAATGGACTGCAACCGCTCAGGCGAACGCGCATCCACCATAGACCCAGAGCCGATAAAAGCGCCGGGAATCTCATCAATCTCGGCATCATGCCAAGACCCCCGACGCTTCCGATCCGGATTATACGGATCAGGGAGAAGCGGTCGTCGCCACCGATACACCGAGCTATTAAACCGCATGCTTACGACCTTCCCAACCGGCGCGTCAGATCAGACGGTGGAAAAATCCCGCGCGGCAAACCGTCAAGCCCCGAATGGCCAGCCACCGCAACGATACGCTGCAACGCCAGCCGATCCTCCGCCGTGAAAAACCCGCTTACCGACTCATACCGCACCGAAGCATTACCGACCGACTGTGCAGCAACTGCTGACGAGCCGCGCTTAGCAACCTCCGCCGCGATACCGGAAAGCACCGCAACGGCACGGTCACGCAACCCCTGGTCTTCGACAGTTAGGATGCCTGGCGCGATCCCGTCAGCATAGGCGAGCACTCGTAACGCGACCGGCTGCGGTACACCAACTAAATCAGAAACAGCTATCACACCAGACTCCTAACTATCGAAACATCGCCTATTTGCTTCGGCTGCCTTTACCGGTCGAAGCCTTAGCAGGCTCAGCAGCAAGTTCAGGCTCAGCCTCAGACTCAGACTCAGCATTTGCAGCAGGCTCAGACTTAACTGGAGTCACCGGCTCAACCAGGCCAGCATCCAAAGCATGCTCAATAGACACAGCAGTAAACTGGCTCACATCAAGCACCGCGCCACCGTAAAAGTAACGCTCGCCACCGTCCACAGTCTCCAAAACCACAGCAGCAGCAGACACAAAAACACGCTTAGCAGTCATTAATTAAGCCCCGATCCAGTAATAGCAACACCAGCAGACGAATCAGTCACAATCGGCACACAAACGCGACGAGCACGCAGCTTATAAGTATCGCGGTCTGCATCACGAATTGTCGAAGCCTCGACACCGTAATGCCCAGCAGCAGTAAACTCTGGAGATTTGATCTTCTGATCAGCCACGCCGCCCAGCAGGTCACGATCCACAAGCAGTGGATTCTTACCCTTAAAGTAAGGCGTGGTAACCCAAGTGAAACCGAACACCTCAATCGGGGCAGTCCCATTCAGCACTGTGTTGCCGTTCTCGCGAGGCAGCGCGTTCTTATCCAGAAGCAGACCCTGCACCTTCGCGAAATGAGCAGGAGCAAGAACCACCGTATTAAGATTAATGCCAGTGCCAAGCTCAGACCGATCATTAGCAGCAGCAAGCAGCGACTCCAGAATAGCGCCCGGAGTAGTCCAAGCAGACCCAGCAAAAGTGCTAGTAAGCTTCGACGCAATCACAGACATCGCCACCGAATCAACCTGCTTCACAACGCTATTTGCGAGACGTTGCAGACCAACATTCACAGCAGCAATACCCTCATTAGTCACCTGCTCATCAGTGACCTCAGAGCCGATGCCCCATTTGACAGTCCTTGCAGACATCGGATCCCCGTCCGATAGGGTGCTATTCGGGTACTCGCCACCAGGCGCGACCTCACGAGGCACATCATCCGCAAAAAGCGGCTGGCCGTTCTTGTAAAAAGCGGCACCATTCTTCGCCTCATATCGGCCAGGCAGCAGGTAATCCGCGATGAACTTCTGATCGACCAGCTGAAGCACACGCTTCGCAATCAGATCAGGATTAGACAGCAGCTGATGAATCTGCTCAGTGGACAGCACGCCCTCAGGCGCGCGCACAGGATAAGTGAATCCCATAGAAAACTCCTTTAGCTTCCCACACCCCGATTACCGGAGCGCAACCTCAATAAAACCGGCACCTGACGAGCCAGACAGCACCAGGCCGATACCGTCACCTGAATCAGCAACAGCAGCCTTACCCGCCGCCGCTGCCTCAACCCGCGCACCAGCAGTAACTGCGCCGTCAACCTCAACGCGCTGCACACCACCGCTGAACACGGTTACTCGCTCGCCCGCCTTAACAGTCTCCGCGACAACGCCAACCACCTTTGTGGATTTAGCAGTCGCGGGCTTAATCAAATAATTGCCGCTCACCTCGACAAGCTGGCCAGCCGTAACCGCCTCGCCCGCCGTAAAAGTAACCGCCGCACCCGGCTGGAAAACCGGCAAATATTCCCTCTTAGCCATTACAGCCCCTTCCTATCTTGTACCCCAAGCGGTATTAAAAATCTTCTCCGCCTCAGACAGACCCTCAACCTCATCAAGACCAGAGCCAACCTCAGCCAACGGCACCGCTCCAGAAGTCAGCGACGCAAGCAGCGCCGCAGTATTAGCCTCATCAACATTAAGCCGATCCAGCCACTGGCTGCTAGAAGCAGGCGAAATCTTACCCGCCTTCACCGCGTCAGCCACAAGACCCTCACGCCTCGCAACATCAGCCCTCGCGCGAGCCTCACGACCCGCCGCAGCATCAGCCTGCAGCTCAGCAAAAACCGCTTTATCGACAGTCACAACACCATCAACATCAGCCGCCGACGCTGCAGGCTCACCAACCGGATCAGCCACAGCATCAGGCTCAACAGCATCAGCCACAGCCTCCGCCGCCTTCACCAAATCCTCCACAGCCACAGCCACGTCATCAAGCGCAAGCCCCTCATCAAGCCCAAGCAGCTCACGCACCCTTACAACGAATTCCTCAGCAGTCACCTCAGAACCCCCCTCATCATTAATCCGTGGAGCAGGAGCCGCAGCCCGCCCCGCATAATTGAAAACCGACAAATCAAACCGAGCCGACGCAGAAGGCGCGTCCACCCATGAATCCGCAAGGCCAGCCAGCACAGCCTCCTCGGCCGTGAACCACGTCTCGACAGCCATAAGCTCGCGCCAATGCTCCTTAGACTTACCCGTCCTCGCAGCATAAGTAGCAGCAATCGAGTCACTGCACTTCTCCAGAGCCTTCGCCGCGCTCTCCAAATCACGCGCATCGCCCTCGCCCCATGACCAAGCGTCATGGATCATCATCTGAGCGCCGCGATTCATCACGATGCGGTCACCAGCCATCGCAATCACCGATGCAATCGACGCAGCAAGCCCGTCAACCGTCACCTCAATGCGCGCCTTATGGCGACGCAACGCATTCATTATCGCAATTCCCTGGAAAACATCGCCACCGGGGGAGTCGATATGCAGTTCGATCACGTCCACATCAAGCTGATTCAGCTCCTCAATAAACGCCTTCGACTCAGTCCCACCCCACCCAATATGGTCGTAAATACTGATCACGCCAAGCTTTGCGGCACCCTGATCCGGCTTGCTGGCCTGCATACTAAACCAGCGCCGCGACTTAACCCCCGCCGCCGACCTGACACTATTATTCACACTCGGCTCCTTCACAAACTCCGCACGAGAATCCCAAACAGGCTCCTCCGCATACCACTTCTCGATCCCCTCAAACGAATGCTGAGGACGACCATCCGACTCAGCCCGACGCAAACACTCACCCTTGCCAGGATCAACAACAACAACCCGCGCCCCAAAATCAAGCCACGCAGCCACCGCCGCCGCATCAATAAAAGACTGCACAATATAGGCAGAATCCGACACCCCGCGCCGGATACGCGAAATCGCGCCCTGCCTCGCAGCAAACGCGACCTCACGCACCGCCACCGGCGCATCATGCGGCACCGTCGACCCAAACGCGCGCGCCAAAAGGTCATAGTCAACAACCGGCTCACCCGGCTGCCTAACCGACTCAACCCACGCAGACTTACCAGACGCAGGCGCACCAACAACAACCGTGATCTCAGACACCAGCACCCCCGTCCTTACGCACAGGCAGCCCATACTTAGACCGCATGAACTCCTCCAACTGGCCGTCCACCGTCACCGCGCCAGACTCAATCAACAGCTTCACAGCCTCCGCTGTCGCCGGAGCCTGAGCACCAATCGGCTCACACACAATCTGAGGAGCAGGCATCGACTCACCAAAATTCAAATCCACCAAATCCTCAATCACATGCTGCTGCACAACATCCGCAATCGACCCAGCCACAGAATTAAGCGAATTAGTGAAAAAATCCGCGAACGTTGAACCCAAAGCCCAAGATCCAGTCTCAGTGCCCAGATTCAAGAAATGCGCAAGCACGGCACGCGCAATCTGCTCATCGTAATACCGGATCGGCACATTCATATCCGGCAACTCACCAGACACACCCAACAGCTTCAGCTCAGCGCCAGCAGGCAGCGACGCGCCCGCAGTATCGCCAGCCCTAAACTCCGTCGCGATCTTCAACCCCGACGCAAGCTCAGCCTCACGCCACCGCTTCGCAGCATCCTCAGAAGTGCCCTCTGGCACCGGCGCACCAACATAAACTGGTACACCGAGACCATTACGCTCAGCAGACACAGCCTGCACCCTAAGCGCCCGATCCTTCAATAGCCAATTCTTATAGGCAGGACGCAGCAGCGAACTGCCGAACCAGTTGCCGCCCTCACGCTCATTAACGTAAGCGACAAGCCGCGAAACCGGGATCGTATCCTCAGACCCATGCTGCTGGATACCGACAAGACCGCCGTCACGCGCCACCTTAATCTGACTAATCGTCCCAGGCGGCCGCCAAGCAAGCTTACGCAATCTGACACGGTCACCGTCAATGCGATACACCTGCTCAAAAAACGAATGACCAAAAACCAGACAAGTCAAAGCCAAGCGCAGATGCTCGCTCCAGGAAAAACGGTCACGCTTACGCAAAGGAGCAACCGGAGGCCGCCCCTTAACAGGCAAACCCAGATCAGCCGCAACAAGATCAACAACCTCATCACTCGCACCAGCAGGATCAAGATGCCACGTCGCCGACCGGATCGGAGCCGTCACAGCACGCAGCACAGAACCCACCTGCGCATCCTCCAATCGCATCCGGTTAAAAATACGCACACTATTCGGATGCTGCAACTCAGGATTAGACTCAACCTCATTCGCGATCGAACCCCAGCCCGCAAGCTCACCAACCTGATAGCCTTTCTCGCGCGCCATCAACACCCCCTAAAAACTAACCGACCGGAAATCAACCCCCGCCGAAACAGCATCCATACGGTCTCCAGCCCTCACAACCTCAGCAGCAGGCGGCGGCTCATGATCCACCGTCGCCGGTGCCGCATGCTCCAAAGCCCAAACTGCTTCTGCGACCGCGACCAGCGACGCAATATCAACCAGCGACCCCTTGCGATCCCACACACGCACCTCACCGAGATGCCTCGCAACCGCAAAGTCAGCAGCCATATTCAACACCGGCTGATCAAGATGCTTGAACTGTCCCTGAAACACCAGATCATGCATACCGCCGCAGCAGCCGCCGAGACCAACAGACCCGCCAACTTCTACGACACGGAAACCCGCATCATGCAAAGGAGCAACAAACTCGCTAACCGGGGCACCGCGCGGCTGCAAAGCCACATCCCAACAGTTTTGTGCCTCAGCAAGCCTATGCAGAAAGTCGATCACCCAAAGCGACCCGGCACGCGCCGCAATCACCTCACCATGAATCAACCCATCGTCACGATAACCAGCAACCGCGACATAAGTCATCTGCCGATCCTCAGAAATATCAATCGCAAACATCAGCCGCGACCCCGGCGAAATCTCCGACCCCGAATCAGCGCACTCGCTCCAGCTGTCCCGAGGTAAATACGGCTCAACCATCGCCTCAACCCACTGGCACAGCGACTCAGTCCGGAAAATATGTTCAGGCTCAGTACGCGAATCAGTCAACAACTTCTCAACCCGCAAATGCGAATACCCAATGGATGGATTAGCCTGCAAAATACCGTCAACATCATCGACAGCACACCCATCCGGCGCAGACCATTCAAAAAGCGCGTGCGTTATCGAATGCTGTTTAGCCCAATCCTCAACCGAAAGAAGCCCCGGCACGACCTTACTATCCCAATCATTCACCGCCTGCAGCAGATTCTCACGCTGCTCACTCAAAACCACCGACGAATTATCGCCCGCATTCGAAATACCCCAAAGCTGCGAATTAAACTTCGCGCTGTTCGCCTTCGCCGTCGCCGACCAGGTATCCCAAGTATTCTGCTCGCGCAGCTCGTCCATCACAACGCGATCCGCTGCCTTACCGCGCCCGCCGCGACGGTTCGCAGCACGCACCTGATACTGAGCGCCGTTCTTCAAGCGAACAGCCTTTTGCCCATTCTTCCGAACCGGCGGCTTTGTGCGAGCCTTCAACGCAGGAATCGCGAAAACCTCATCCTCGCCAAACCGTCCCTCATCGGGATCACAAAAACGCAGCGCCTTATCCCACGACTCCTCGGCAATATCAAGATTCTGTGCAGTACCCAACACTAAGAAATCCTGCGGAGGAGCCTCCACCGGGAAAGCCTCAGAATCCACAAAAAGCCAATACAGCGTCAACACATTCAACAATGTTGTTTTGCCATTCTGTCGAGCCACAAGAACAATTACACGATCAAACCGGTAACTGCCGTCCTCGTTCAACTCCAGCGCATGAATCAAGAGCCATTTTTGCCAGGGAAACAGCTTAATCCCAAGTACTTCATCAGCAAACGCAATCACCGAAAAGCCGAGCGACGTCTCCTCATTCAGCTCACGCAAAGGCTTAGTCCAAAACCGAGGCTCCGTAAACCCCTTAACCCGGCTTCGCTGCCTTGCGCCGCCTGAACTTAGCAAGCTCATCATCACCCTCCACAACAGCCGGAACCGCCGCTTTAGCAACCTCACCCCGCGCCTCCGGAGTCGCCCCAAGCTCACGCAAAACATTCATCAAATGCGGAACAAGATAAAGCGCCTTCATCTCAACCGTACGGTCACCCGTATCAGCAGCAGCATCAATCGACGCAGCAATCCGCCGCGCAGTCTCAGCCGCCGCCTCATCAACATCACGCAACGACACACACTTAAGCGTCGCCTCAACCGCGCCACCCATACGCGACCGAACCGGCACCCCCGACAAACGCACCCGCTCCCGCGACAAAGACACCGCAAGCTCGACAGCCTTCTCGTCACCACGCAACGCCTTAGCCCAAACCGCCTGCTGCAAGCGGTTAAGCCGATCAAGCTCAACCTCACGAACCGTCGCCGCCTCAACCGCATGCCCCTGAGCTTTACGCGCTCGCGCAATCGCCGCCACCGTAGACTGGACAGTCTTAAACCCAAGATTCTCACGAATCACCGAGATCGCAACACCAGCACGGCACAAATCCAGAGCCTTCAAATCCTTCTCGACAGACAAGAAAACCCCTCACCTTACTCAATCGACGAAAGACACCTCAACACCATCACGCACAGGCACGACACCGGTGTGCTGCTGGAAACGACGGCAAATAACATCCGCATACTTCTCGTCAAGCTCAACCAGCACCGATTTAACGCCCGCATGATGCGCAGCGATAAGAGTTGACCCAGACCCGCCGAATAGGTCAAGAACGACCCCCCCCGGCCTGCAACTATTACGCAGCATCGGCTCAATCAGCTCAACAGGTTTCATCGTCGGATGCTCCCGCGAAGCCTGCGGTTTCGCCACATTAAACACCGTCGTTGCTTTATTATCGCCATGCCAATTTTCGCCACCACGCCCAAGACGGCCTTCACCACCTGGCGCAAACCCATAAAAGAACGGACAATAATCATCAACCTCATCAGGCACAACAGTCTCAATAATCGGCTCATGCTTCCAGTGATAGTCAGCGCGACCCATAACAAGAGCATTCTTCACCCAAATAAGCGTCTGCCTTAAACGGAACCCAGCAGCCTCCAACTTCGCCTGAAACGCTGGCCGAACCAGATCAGCATGAGCAATATATACCGGCGCACCAGGACGCGCAGCAACCATAATAGTGCCAACCGCGTCACCAAAAATAGCTACCGCATCCTCCAGCCCATCATTCTTAATCGTCAGCCGGTCAGAAGTACCACCAACATAGCTCACACCATAAGGCGGATCAGTCCAAACACAATCAGCACCCGCCGGATCAACCGACCGAACAACCTCATCAACCAAATCCACATCAGCACAAGAACCAACAATCAGACGATGCTCACCCAGCTGCCAAACATCACCCAACCGCGACACAGAAACACCCTCCGACACCGACGGCACAGCATCAACATCAGACAACGCAACCGGCACAGCAAGCTCACGAACAAGCGCATCAAAATCAGACCCCGAATAACCCGTACCATCCAGATCACCAGCAGCCTCCAACACCGCCAACAAATCTCCCAGATCATACCCACCAAGATCAGCAATCCGATTATCCGCCGCCACAATCTGCGCCGCCTCATCAGCAGCCACATCCACAAACACACACTGAATCTCAGACCAGCCAAGACCCCGCGCCGCCCGCAAAGTATGATTCCCAGCCAAAACCTCATTCGCACGCCCAGTCTTAGACCCAGCATTAACCACAATCGGCTTATACTGGCCACGCTTCTCCAAAGACGCAGCAATAGCATCAACATCACCCCGGCGCGGATTACCCTCAAACTCGACAAGCTCACCAACCGGAACAGAAACAACCCGCAACTCAAACAAAACAACAAACCTCTCAACAAACCCGCGAAGGGGTACAAAAAACTAAGGGGGAAAAGGCCACCCCACGGCGGGGCTTGGCTGGGGTGGGGGTGGTGGATTTTATTTGGGTGTGGTGGGGTTTAGCCAGTTGCGGCTGAGGGTGCCGAGGTTGGTTGTGTGGGTTTTGTTGCTTTTGGTTTGGTTGCATAGGCGGTGGCTGGGTTTGAAGTTGTTCGGGTTGTTTGCTTGTTCTGGGTGGCTTGTGACTGGGTTGATGTGGTCGAGTTCGAATGCCTCGGGGTGTCTTGCTGGGAGGTTGTAGTCTATGGGTTGTTCGCAGAGCCAGCAGGGGAGTTGTTTTGTTTGGCAGGTTTGGCGGAAGGTTTTGCGTAGCTTCTTGTATAGAGCAGTGTGGCGTGGGTCTTGCTTCATGGTTGCTTGCCGCCCTTCCCCGATTTTTGAAATTATGTTGTCCCGGTTTGCCGCCCCTATCGTGGGCTTGGCTAGTCGTCGTTGTCACCACAGCAGAGAAGCGCGGCCATCACTGCCCGGTAAGGTGTGCCACAATAGTCGCAAAACCAGATAAGCTCGTCATCCACGTCACTCATCGCGCCTGTCCCCTTTTGCTGATCCGCCCGATTAAACAGAAATAGCCCCGAAGCCAAAAACTCAGCTTCGAGGCTACCCCCGCAATCACCCAACCTTCACCTGCACCCTGCACATCGGAGCCACGCCCCGAAGGCTGCAAAATACGTTACAGGCGCAGGGTAAAAACTGCGAAAAAACCCCTGCGCCCGAAACCTATCTTGCAGCCCGCAAACCCCGGATCGCAGAAGCGCTCCCTAGTCGGTACCGTCTAACTCATTCCAGTCAGTGGCCGAGAACTCAATAGCCAAAACGTAAACGGTACCGACCAGGGCACGCCCCCTTGTAGTATCGACGAAACCCGTGAATTGCAGGCAATGTTTTACAGAAAGGTTATGCCGCAAAAAGTAAGCAGCACCGCCGACACAGCAAACGCCCGCCGGGTTGTGGTCGACCCAGACAGGCGCTTATCCGATATTCAATTGTGAATAGCGCTTTGCTGCTACCGCCGCGCGGTGGCTGCTTATGCGCCACTTTCTAATCTATGTGTGACAACGAGAACAATACAAACTGCGACACGCCGTTAGTTACAAGCGACCGCCTGCTTTAACATATGCCGTCCTGATCTGCTTCGCGACAGAATCCGGGATCGCGGCATCAGCCACGCCTTCCCGAACCAGCCGCTGCCGCTGCCTCACCAGCGTCGGAGTCCGCAAAGCATGAAAGCGCTTAAATGCAAGCACATCCTCAACATCGACAAGGATCGCATCATCAACTACAACGATCCGCAAACCCTCCTTGCGGTATCGCATGATAGTCCGGTAATGCACGCTCGCAAGCTCAGCGGCTTTCTTCATCGACACATACACCGATAATCTCCTTCCAGTCCACGCTTATCCGGTGGCCGCACCCGGTGCAGGCAACCAGCGGCTCGGCACCTTCCCACGACACGCGAACTTTTCGCTCCAGACAGACGGGACAGTAACGCGACCTTTGAGGTAACGCTCTCGGCACCGTGGCCGGAAACATACGCCCAGCGCTTCTCGTAAGTAGAGACAACCCACGCAGGAAATCGCAGCCGCCCGGAACCGTCACAGCATCGTCCAGATTCATTCTCAGCCATACGCACCAGTCACCAGTACGGTTGCTCACCTCGACCGGGTCAGTGCCGGCGGCGATACCTCGACGGGTCACCCTGCCGTCCATGAGCGATCCCGGGATTTGAATATTCAACTCATCCGCGAAATACAGCAACCAGTCAGCTAAGAATTGCACGATCTCCTCGCACACCTCTAGCGCGGTGGTATTGATCGGAGATTCCGGCATTCGCGTGCCTGACACTTTCTCTCCACCAGCGCTTTTGCCTGGAATGATGGCGAGACGGGCACGGGCAGCAATGTCTGGCAGCTCGCCGAGTTGCCACAGCGCCCGCGCCTCATCCTTCGCACACAACAGCTTGCCCTGCTGCTTTTCACCCAGGCAGGCTACACACGATAGACCCTCTAGTCGCCCCATGCCCAATATGCCAATCCCGCAACAATCCCGACTGCGCAGATGTAGAAAATCTCAATCACTTTTCACTCCCTTCTAGAATGGTTCATCCCACGCTATGGACTGCTGAGCGACCGGCGCGCCCCATGCCGCGGCAGGCTGCTGCTGAGCCTGAGCCGCTGCTGGCTGAGCCACTGTTTGGTCAGCCGGGACACCCCAAGCTTGCTGAGCCGCTACCCTCTGCTGTGCACTATCCGGGTCAGACCAGCTCGCTTGCTGCTGTGGTTGAGCTTGCTGCGAAGCCGGAGCATTCCAGCCAGCCGAACCACCGCCGCTGCTTTCGCGCTGCGGATGCGGTTTAGCTTGCACAAAGAACCGCTCAGCTAAGATACCGAGATGCTGCACATTGCAGCGAGTAGTAACCCCGCTCCGGCTCGGATCATTACGGCTTACCCACTTCTCGTCATACATGTCACCGACAATAAGCACATGCGCACCCTTCTGAAGCACACCAGCGAGACTGTCGATCATCAGATCACCGTCCCACCGCTCCCACACGGTGCAATCCACCCAGCGAGTCTCGGTGTAATCATAACTATCACCAACTTTGCGACGAGCGGAGTGCGCGACGCTAAAATTGATCCGCCGCTTACCACCAGACGGTGGCGTATAAACCACCGCGTCCTTACCGAGCGATCCGGTAAAGCTCACTTGCATCTCAAACATCAGTACTCTCCTTGTCCTCCGCCACAGTGAACACACCGAGCGGATCAAATGGCTTATCGACAATGCGGCAAAACTCGCCCTCAAAATTGAGAGTCACTTCGCCCTGCCGACCCTGCCGATTCTTAGCGACGATCATTTTCAACCGCCGCGCTTTCGTTTTCTCACGATGCAGCAAAATCACCACATCAGCGTCCTGCTCCAGCGAACCCGATTCACGCAGGTCACTAATGAGCGGCTCATTATTTTTGCGGTTCGCAGATTCACGATTCAACTGCGAGAGCGCAACCACAGGAATTTGCAACTCTTTCGCAAGCAATTTCAACGCCCGCGAAAACTCGCTCACTTCTTGCTGACGGCTTTCAGCCTTCCGATCACCCCGCATCAACTGCAGGTAATCAACAACCAGAAGCTTCAGATCACCTTTACGATGCAGCGTACGAGCATACAAGAGTATCTGCGAGAGAGATTCAGCATTATCGAGAATGCTGAGCCGCCAACTGTCAACCACGGACTTAACCGAATTGATCATCTCCATATCGACAATGGAGGTGCGTCCGTCAATCAACGCCGAGAGTTTAACCCCTGCCTCAGCAGAGATCGCCCGCTTCACCAGCTCAGACCGGCTCATCTCCAAAGAAACAAAACCAACCGAACCGAGACCCGCAAACTTTACTGCGAGATTCAACCCGACAACGGTTTTACCGACCCCGGGGCGGGCACCCACGATATAGAGGGCTCCAGGTCGAAGCCCCCCAATCAGACCGTTAAGCGCATTCCAGCCGGTGCGCGTAACCTGCGCCTCGCCTTGCTGAAGCTCATGCACGATCTCATCGACCGCGCCAAACAAATATCCGGTATCGAGCACAACCCGATGACTTGACTCATCAACCAGTTTTCGCGCCTTCTCAACAAGCTCATCCGGCCGCCCGATACCTGCGACCGCGTCAGCCGCAATAGCCTGGCCAGCAATCGCCAACCGTCGCCTAATCGCAGCATCAGCAATCACAGAAGCATGAGCCACAGCAAGCACCGGACTGACCACGTCAGCAGTCAGCTCATGACAAATCGTCGGCCGCTGCCACTTGCCCAGCTCGCCCGACTTTGTCAAAAAGTCCGTCACAGTCACCGCGTCCGGTCTGCCACCGGTCGCGACGATCTGCAGGATCGCCCGATATATCGCTTCATGCTTCGGGTCATAGAACGCGGCCGGATCGTCGATTACCGCCGCAACATCATTCAGATACGACGGATCCAACAACAGCCCGCCGAGCACGCTTCGCTCAGCCTCATAATTTGCGGGCAACTCCATACTTTTTCAGTCCTTTCATCCCAAGTGTTTTGTGCGTTGAACCACCTCCTCCTGCTCGGCTCGGCTCATGGCCAACCACCGCGAAAGTTTTATTTCGCGGCGCGCCAGCCATTCCAGCAGCAACTCCGATTCTTCGCTTTTAGGCTTCATCCCTAAATCATTCGCACCCACGAAACGCGCCCTATACGCCTCCACAAGCGCCGAAACCGTCAAAGACGAGTCAGAGCTTGCATAATGGTCTATAACAAGCTCACGCAGCCCGCCAGGAGCGATATGGGGCATGTGACGCGAAACCACCTGCCCCCAAGCCACCGCAAGCGCCTCCACATTCACGTTATTCGCCGTGAACTTATCGAACGCAGCATGCAGACGAACAGCCTCCTCAATCTCACCAGCCGAAATGGTCACGATACCCCTCCGGAATCTCAGCTGCCGGATCAGACACAGTCTCACTCACCGGCTCCGACCTCGCAACGTAACCTTCCCACGCATCCTGATTCAAAAAAGTCGAAGCATGCTTCGTGTACCGGCCACCATCACGCTGCCGCTCAGGAACAGCCGCATACGCAGCAGCAGCACGAATCAGCTGCTCAGGATCAGCGCCACGCTCAACAGCATTCTTAAACGCTTTAAGAGCATTAGCCTTATTGTCATTCCTGCGGGCTGGATACGCAGACCAGAACTCTATGAATCCAGAAGTTGATTCGTAATCGTGTTTAGATCTCTTTTTACAACCTCCAGGCTGTTTTTTATCCGCCTTAGAGTTATCCACAGCCGGGGTGACTACGTCCCCTTTTTCGTGAAAAAGGGACGTAGAGTCTTTATCTCTATATATATAAGAAGGAGTAGCAGGGGGCAAAGTCAGAATATGTGACTTTGCCTCTGAGGGGGCAAAGTCAGGATATGTGACTTTGCCCTGTGGAAAACTCCCAGATTTGAGGACATACACAGACGATTTACGGCCACCACCGTCACCCGGTCGAGAACGCCGCTCAACCACCCCCAAACCCTCCAAAAACTTAACCGCCGCCATAACCCGATTACGGTTAATCGACAGCTCAGCAGCAATCGTCTCAACCGACGGGAAAATAGCCTCATATCCTGCACGCGACGCAAGCGACGCATAAACGCCAATACAATCAACCGACACATCGGGGGACTGCACCAGCCACGACGGCACCGCTGCGAACCCTACTCGATCCACGAGTCCTCCTTCACAAACTGCCAGCGCAACTCACCAGCTGGCAAACAAACCACACAAGACGGATCAATCCGGATATGACGCACACAAGGCACATCCTGCGCCGTGTACACGAACCGATCCAGAAACTTCACCGGCTCACCAAACCGAGGCACACTCAGCGGCACATCAGCCGGATCGGAATGCGCCGGAACAGCAAAACCCGCCTCAACCGCCGCCGCATCATTCTGGTGAACCCACCCATGACAGCCAGCCATATTGCCGCGCCCACACAAAGCAACAGCATTAGCAGCCGAACCGTCCCCGCCCCGGCTGCGGAACTTCCTGTGATGCAGCTCAAGCCGCGCATGCTTACCGCAACGCTCACACATGCCAGCAGCGCGCGCTCTCACAATCGCGACCACACGCGGCGAAAAATCATTAGCAGCCATCACACACCCTTCCTTTCAACAGCGATCCGGACAACCCAACGCCCGAAGCACAGATACAGATTCCGATGCAGGCACGATCTCGTCGTAAACGGTGCGAGAAAAAACCGGCGATGCATCCGCGTCACAACCACTTTCACTCTGCGGGAAACCCGCCATTCGCGGCTCCCAGAAGGCAATCGCCACACCTCCTCACCACCAGCCTGCCCTCTGTACCGATGCACGGCAAGACTCTGAAACAGCCAATACATATGATCAGCTCCTCTCAAAAAAACAAGCGGGGCAGCCACCCCTCTCAGGCAGCCACCCCGCAACAAACAAACCAGCTACGGTCTGCCAGAAATCCCAGCAGCAGCCATCTGATCAGCAACCCGATCATTAGCCTGCACCGTACGCCACACCTCAACCTCACGCCGAAGCGAATCCGAAAACGCGGCCGCAGCCTGCTTCCGATACTCAGCAAAAATCACCGCCGCACCAAGCCGCTTAATCTCAGGATCAGCCTTCGCCGCACTCAAAGCACGATTATGCGAATAATCCCTCTCATTTTGCAGCAACGCAACAGCCTTCGCCTCAGCATGCTCAAACTCCAACTCAGCCTCTTTCAACTCCCGAATCGCGTCCGCTTTCTCCATACCAGCCACATACTGCAGGCGAGTAAACAGCACACCATCTGAGACAGCCTCACCGAGGTCTTGGATCGTCTGAGCAAGCTCAAAGTGAAGATTGATCTCCAAGTCAGGCTGGAAAATACCAACCCGACGCAGACCACGCAACACAAACGCAGGTAACTGTTTAGGCTGATCCGGCATCAATCCGAGCCTTCGCTTCAAGCAGAGCCGCATGCACCGAGCTACCATTAAGGGTCACTTGCATAACTCCCGCCGCCGATGCGTCGTCCCACACCGTACGCAGCGCTTCAAGATCACCATTGTCGACAGCCGCTGCCGCCCGATCAATAAGCGAATGAACAATCTCCAATTGCTCAACCGTCGGAGCCGGAGGTTCTGCCGCCGGGACAGTCTGAGCCTGGACAGTCGCAGAAGTCGAAGCCGATGCAGGAGCGTGCGCAGCATTATCTGCCTGCGCCATCTCCTCCGCCGTATAAAGACCGCTCAAATCATTCGGATACGCCTTCCGCAGCGCAAGCGCCTCAGCAACCTTCGCAGTCATCAAAGCAGGCATTTTCGCCCACATCGAAGTCGGCTGCCCCTGCTTATTCAAAGGCGCATACTCACGATAACGCGCAACAGCAGAAACCGGTTTCACGAAACCGTCAACCCAGATAAGCACCTTAGCAGCAACCGGCGGCGCATCCGCAACCCACACATCACGCCACACGCCATCCTCGCCACACCAGAACTCCTCCATACCCCGAAAAGTATTCTTCCGGTCACGAATCAGACGCAGACCATCAATCGAAATCTGCACAGTCCAGGTTTTACCATTCCCCTTGCTATAGCGCGGGATCATGTAGATTTGCCGCGTAAAAGGGTCAAGCCCCGTCCGCTGCGCCTGGTGGAAAAACTTCTCCACCTCAGCACGCGGCGCATCAGACAAACCCATAGACCGCAAAGCGGCCTGCTGCACCTCATTAAAAAACGTCTGGCCAGAATCAATCACCAGCTCAGACGCGCCCGCAGCTTTCACAATCTCAGACATTAGAAACATCCTCCTTCTTCTTGTTTTCTTTACGCTCAGCAGCCACCGTCAAACGCGGCCGCCCAGTAACCGTCTCCTGCCTCACACACGCGGCCGATAAATCAGCAAAAGCAGCCTTCAACTTCTCGGCACGATCAACCGCCCGCTGAAGCTGCTTCCACTCCTTCGGAAACGCTTTAGCCGCCGCCTCCTCATCCCACACTTCAACGGCTTCAGTCACCGGCGCTGTGTAAGAGAACTTCCCGCGCTCAGTCGCACCAGCAAAATCACCAATCTCGGCACCAATCGCTAGCAGGCGATCCCACGCCTCAGCCTTCTTCGCCTTCCACTCAGCCTCATGCATACGAGCATCACGCACCATGTCAGCAAGCTGCTGCAACTCGGCATCACGCCCACCAACAACAGCATCACCAGCATCATCGTCAGAGGCCAACACCGAATCATAATAAGCAAGAAACTCGTCAGCGTACTGAATCATCTTGCCAATCACTGCCTGGTCACGATCAACCCACTCGACAGAAATATCTTGGACCGCTGGCCCATAATCCATTCCCCAAGTGCTCCGGTCCACTGAATCCCAGCGCGAGAAATCATTATCATGTTGCTCAACAACATATGCGACACGGTCAAAACCGGCACAGTACATCTGCCACTGCATCTGATAGAAATAACCGGCTTTATCGAACGCCTGAGCGCCAAGCCGCTTATCGTTAGTGCTGGTTTTGATCTCCACCAATACATCGCCGCGCTCGAAATCAGTTCCCCAACCATCCGGGGTTGCCATATGACGCGGATTCGCTTCGGACTTAATCAGATGCCCGCATTCACGGAAACCATACCGCGACGCAAGCTCACTTAAGATCACCGGCTCCCGCAACTGCCCCCACACAGTGAAATGATTACCAGCAAACGCGGAGCCTTCGATCTTCTCCACAGCCAGCTGCTTCATCACCGCTTTACGCGCAGTCGCGTCAGCCGCCATAATCAGCTTTTTCGCCTCCGTCGCAGTGACCCCGGTTCGGCGCGCAGCAAGCCACGCCTCACGATCCTTATCAGTACCCGCTGACCTTGCCAGCGCAGACTCAAACTTGCTCACTGCCGTCTCCTTCTAGCAGGCTCAACACAGCCCCGTCATCAGTATTCGCGTCAAAATTAAACGCGCTCTGCACGCCGCCCATACGCTTATAGTGCAGCCGTTCCATAAGCGCGTGGACTTCACGCCCAGCCACGCTATCAGCAGGCACAGCCTCAACCGCCTGAAACTCAACCGTCGGCACAGCCACCAAATCCTTAGCAGTCGTAACTTGCTTAGTCTTAACCACGCCAACAACGTAATACGCCGCCTCGGTCGGCAAAGCCTTCACAATCTCACGCTGTAAGTGAGTGATCCCGTCATACTCGTTTTTCGGCACATTCGCCGCAAACTTAACCATCGTCCCTTATTCCTTCCTGATTTAGACGATGAAGCCCCGAGCCGCAAGACCCGGGGCACCACCAGTTTTATCTGTTTCGTTTCTTCACCCAGTCCGCGATCTCACTCATCGCAGCCCGAGCCTTACGCACGCTCTCCGCCGCTTGGCTAAGCGAAACCGTGACAGCCCGCTTCTCCAACGGCTCACCCCGGAACGCCCGCCACCCAATCGCACACAATGCGACCGCGTCCGCCTCGTTATCATTCCGAGCAATACCTTCCCCGTAGAAAAGACCCACGTTGCGTTTCACCGTTTTCTTATCGCCGCGTCCGCTCCCGGTAATATATTTAGCCCGCGCCGTCGGAGCTACCTCCACCAGGCGGCAACCCCGCGCAGCCAGAAGCACAGTGACAAGCCAATACAGTCCGCCCCGCTCATGCACAAGCCCAGTCCTGGACGAATATGCCGGAGCCTCAATAACCACCGTAGAATTCGAGGCAATCAGCTTCACGATCCGCTTAGCGAGATCGTGCAGGCGCGCCGCCCGCTGCTCAACCTTTAATCCGCCCGGCTTCGAGGAAACCGTGTACACCAGCCAAGATTGCATCTCCGGGCTGAATGTCGCAACGCCGGTGCCGGTAAGAGAAAGGTCAAGTCCATAAATTCGAGGCTGATCACTCATCGTCATTTGTCGTCTCATCGGTCACAGGCAGCGCCGGGTTAGCTGCCGCGACCAGCTCACTAAACCGCTCCAGTAAGAGCAGCAAATCAGTGTCATCGTCAATACCGCGCCCCCCTGCACATTCAGCAACTGCAGCAGTCATCAGCCCGCTAGACAGCGCGCCACTACTGGCAAGAATCCGCCTCGCGAAGCTCTCGGCCTTCTCGACCGCCGCCCGCGCTTCTTCCAGAAGCTGCTCCTCCCGAACATAGTCGCCAACAATCGCGACTAGCCGGAGATTGTATAGGCGATCAAACGCGGCGCGCAGCTCAGTCGCAAGCTCTTTAGCTTGGATCGCGTCATCGTTCGCTTTAACCCAGTCGTCCATGGTGACAGTACTCATAACTACCCCCTAGTAGTCGAAAAACTATTTATAAATGGCGGGTATAACCCTCCCGCCTTAGTTCTGCACAGGCCTACATGCAGCCACGCTCGATAACCTTCAAGCCTTAGTTCCCGCCAACACAGCGAGCCAACACAGCACTCACCACCACCCAAGACCAGCAACCACCACGAAACCAGCCCCAAAGCAGCAAAACCCCTATACAACACGCCCCCCTCCTAACCAGGTCTCGGTGACTTTGGAATCCGGAGAACGCTATTTTTAGACAATGCAGTAGCCAACCCCCGCAAGGGCAGCACCCAAAAAATCAGGGCACAGACCGCAAAATCAGAAACTTGTCAGTGCTTGTTATTTTTCGTGATAAGCACCAAATGCCACATGATCAGCATCACACAACCGATCGTCAGGAAATCAATCGGATGCCAATCTTCCATACCGAAAATCAGTCGAGTCGCCAACCAAGCACCCATAATCCCGATACCCAAGACTGACAAGCGAAGCAGATACTTATCGGTCATAGATCAGCCCCTTCACATCGTCCCGATGGAAGCGAACTCCACCAGGCAACACAGTCAATTTACGGAGCCGACCATCCGCGACAAGCTTCTCAACACTACGGATTGAGATGCGCAAATACCCGGCAACCTCCCGCTTTGTCCAAAGCACAGCATCAGCAGGCGGCATGATAATATCTATCGCTTTCACCGGCCGGACAGTGCTAATATCAGCCAACTGGATCATTTTTCTAACCTTCCCCTTTAAGGCGATTTTGGATAATGGATTCTGCCTTCCGGGCTATCGCGAGCGCTTCGTCACGTGATCCCGGATTGCGAGCTTCCTCAACAGCACACCGTTTAAGATTGTGGATCGCGGTACCGAGCATTCCAGTCTGAAACGTTTTCGACCGTTGATAATCCGATTCGACTGCTGCTATCTTTGCCTTGATAACTTCAGCAGCCTCTCGCCGATCCATATTGTCTTGCAAAAGCCGTTTAAGGTTGCTGCGTTTTGAGCTGAGATAAGTAGAGACAACCGTTTCGCGATCCAAATCTTGCATCGCGATCATGAAGTTGATCACTCGATTGTCGTCGATGCCAATCTGTTTTAGGCGGTGCATTTTCACTCCTTTGTTAAAGTTTCACTTTGTCGATTAGCTGCTGCAGGTAACGGTTAGTGGCATAATCGTGCAGATCGCCGAGGGTCATATTAAACGCTTCGCAGATTGCCAGCAGCTCTTTAAGAGAAATCCCATCCATGCCTCCTGGCTGCATTCGCCGCCGCATAGTTGGATAGGAAATCTCAACTTCTTCGGCAAGCCATCTGAGCGAGCGTTTACGCTCTTTCAGAATGGCTTTGATGCCGGTTTGCATTCTTTCTGTTTCGGTAGCCATAACATAAAGAATAGTAGCCAAATAAATACTATGCCAACGTGACACGCCGTCAGTTTTGACTAATAAGTTGTTCAAAAATGAACTATTCGATATGTTTGACTACATGAGCACCCAAGAGACAAGCCCCATAACCGAAGCAATCGCAACCGAACTCCGCCGCGCTCGCGCAGTTAAAGAAATCAGCTACGACGAAATCCAAGAACGCACAGGCTTCGCAAGATCAACCATCGCCAACTACCTCAAAGGCAAGCGCGAGGTCACACTCAAAAACCTCGAAATACTAGCCGCCGCCCTAGACACAACATGGATAGAGATAGCGCTCAACGCTGAAAAGCGCTTACTCAAAGAACGCCAGCAAGACCAGTACGCACTCGCCGCCAAACGCGCCAACGACGCAGACCAAGCCCAATACGACAACCACAACTCCGACAACCCAGCCTAAGCCAATGCGAACCCTCCTAGACCACGCAGCAGCACTAAATATCAGGATCGAATACGCGCCACTTGTAAACCAAGAATGCGCCTACGGTCTCTACCTGCCAAACTTTCGCACAATCCTGCTAGACAACCAGCTACCACCAGAGCTGCATGATTTCGCGCTCGCCCATGAACTAGGTCACGCTTTCTATGATCACCAGTACTCGACAGCGCGAGCAGAACGCAAAGCCGACAAATACGCCCTCCAGCTGCTCATCAGCGCCGAAGATTACGCAGCCGCCGAGCAAGAAGCGGACGGCAACAAGTACGGGATCGCAGCCCTGCTTCGAGTGCCACCCAGCGCCGTCGCCGCATATCAAGAAACCCTCAGCAACCAACCACTCGAAAGGAAACCCACATGACCAGTCAACATCACAACCTGTACAGTCAAAAAGGCTGCCACGGCTGCAAACCCTGCGAGCGCGGCGGCGCACACATCGGCCGCCAAGCCACCCTCGCAGCAATCGCGCTGTTCACCGCTGGCCTCGGTCTGCTATTCCTACCATTTTTCAAGAAATGCCAGTATTGCAGCCACAACACCTGGTGGAACCAGCACGCCCGCCCAGGCACCCAAAATGGCTAAAACCTGGATCACCGACAGGTGGGTTAAATCCGCCTACGCGTGCCTCCCCGACGGCAACACAATCCGGATCGAACCCACCAGTGAGGAGCGCCGCCACATTAAGCGACTGCCGGAGCATTTCAGAACCGAGAAATACGGGATCGGGAAACGCTGGCTCCTACAATGGCGCGAAAACGGTCGGATCCGCTCCCGCAGCTTCGACAACCGGCACGATGCAGAAGCAGAAGCCGCTGCGATAGAGGACGCGATCAGAACCAGCCGGTACGCAAGCCCAACCCTCACCAGGCAACCATACGGGAAACTCGCCAAAACTTGGCTAGCCTCGAAGCAAGATATAAAACAGTCCACCCTGCGCAGGTACAGCAACGAAATGCGCTCCTATGTCCTGCCCCGGTGGGGTAACACACCAATCGACGAAATCAGCCGTCCAGCGATCCAAGCATGGATCGCAGACCTCGCCGCAGGCACACACCCCTACGAGGGCAGGGGAGAAGGAAAACCGTTAGCGCCGCGCACTATCTCGCATGTAGCAAAAAAGACCTTTGCCGGAGCTTTACGCTACGCGACACAAGAAGGCTGGCTACCCGTCAACCCTGCCACCAGAACTACGATCCCGAAACCCGCCTACGTCGAGACACTGCCAGTGCTCTCATACGCAGAGGTCGAGGCCGTCGCAGCCCACGCGGCCGCAATCAGCGGACACAGGCGCGACCACACACTAATCCATCTGCTAGCCAGCTCAGGTATTAGGATCGGCGAAGCGCTCGCGCTGCAATGCGGAGACATCGACCTTCAGAAGCGTCGCCTGCATGTGCGCCGAACTTGGACAGTCGACATCGACGGCGGCGCGATCACAGGCTCACCCAAGACAGGGAAACCCCGAACGACGCTCCTGCCTGGTTTTCTCGCCCCCGCTATAGCCGAGCTGATGGCAAACCAACCGGCGACAGCGTGGCTGTTCCGTGCCGACAACGACAATGCCATAAACAGCAAGAACTGGGCGCACCGCGTGTGGCGGCCAGCGCTGCGAGCCGCTGGCATTGACAAGAGCCGAGGCATAACGATCCACAAACTGCGGCACACCGCCGCTAGTCACGCAATCGCTGCCGGAGCCGACATTAAGGTATTGCAGCTCATGCTTGGCCACGCTAACGCGAGCGAAACGCTCGACATTTACGGGCACTGGCTGCCGGATCGGCTGGACGAGATCAGCGCGAAAATTGACGAGCACAGGCAGGCAGGAGAGCCGCGTCCCGGTTAACACAGGGTTAACATCGCACCTGCACGACCGTGCGCACCTATTCGCGTTCGTTCGCCGCGCTTGCCAATGTTTTCAAGGCCTTCGCCGGGGTCAGCTGCGTTTCTATTCGCGCCGGTGCGCACATACGCACTTCCGCATGATTACGCGGGTTTTACCCTTCCCTAACCTCCGTAGGTCGCAGGTTCGACTCCTGTCGGGGGCACAAAATATAGCCGGTTTTCGTTGATATTCCGGGGATTTTGACAAATATTAGTTGCCTGCTCATTTGTTTTGGTCACAATGGTTTCAACTGTCTGAGCGGGATTCCAGTTTTCTTCCAT